CATCCTTTACCGTGGACTCTCTCGTATTCTGCTTGCCAGTCGACTTCTTCCTTTTTTCGAGAAACGTTTCTAGCATTTCCGTTATGTTTACTTGCTCCAAAATCTTTTTGCACCTCCTTCTTTAGATTCCCTGCCGTGACAGTTTCAACATACTTAATGCTATTACCTCCATTATCAGCTGTGGTATTGATAGCAACAATAACTCGTTCCTTCCCATAAGACTCAACCAGATCATCTAATCGGTCTTTAATGACAGGTGATACATCTCCGATTGCTTTCATGTACAAATCGTAAATGGGTTTATTTTTTACTTCATCATCGCCAAACATAGATAGAGGATTTTCATCTTCACGCGCGCGCGTATCTCTCTCTATATTATTAATTTCCTTTCCTTTCCTTTCCTTTTGTTCGTTTTGTTCAACGACCGTTGAATCTCGTTGAACGACCGTTCGTTTTTGTTCCTTTTTTCTTCGCGCTTCGCCACTTTTAATGCCCGCTAACCTACGCTGTTCCTGCTTTTTTTCAAATTTACTTCTTCGCTCTTCTTGTCTACGAATTAAACTAGGAGACCAAAAGTGCTCGTCATCACAATCAAGCAATTCAAAATCATGAATCAACGAATTTATGAACAAAAACGACTCGTTCGAACAAAAAAAGTTATGTTCGTTTTCGTTGAACGGTCGTTCGTTTTCGTTGAACGGTCGTTCGTTTTCGTTGAACGGTCGTTCGTTTTCGTTGAACGGTCGTTCGTTTTCGTTCAGAATTCCTAATTCTTTATCAAGAGCGATGAATGTATATTTCTTGAAAGGCAATTTATAGTCATCAGATGAAGCTAGCTTTTCAATTAATTTCCACCACCACGCATATGAAATAACTCCGAACTGCGATTCCATTGCTACTATCTTAGGATCATTACTGGCATTTACATCGTGGCTGAAGTAATATACATCCTTAGCCATCTATTACTCCTCGTCTACAAATAAAGCCCCTTGTGCACGTTTACCAGCAATAAACCTTACACATTCATCAATCAAGTCTTGCACTGAAATAGCGAATGTACGGTCTGCATACTCTACCGACAACCAATCAGTCTTGAATTTCAGTTCATCAGTAGAGTTTGCATCTTGTATAATGCCTTCAACGCTGACTTTCTCCACCACATCCTCGATAACGCCATATTTAAACTTGAATGACCGTACGACAAACGGGATGTTAAACTCTTCCAAGAATTCAAAGTTCTTTTTCATAATAGCCTGTAGTCGGCTGAAGGCTTGCATAAGTTCAGGTCGTGGATCATCTTTAGGTTTAATGGTAAAGACATCTGTCAAGCCTGTAGCAGATGGTTTCTGATAGGCGATATTGATATCGTTATCTGTAATTTGAATAGATTTAACAATCATAATGGGCTCCTTTCTTGTTCTACGATTACATATTTACCGGTGGCAGCTTCAACAGCTTGCTTAAACATAGCTGCATCGGAGTTTTCATCAGATAAATGAAGCAGTCGAATGTCCTGGCACTTAGTAAGATCCATAGACTTTAGAAATTTAATAACATTCTCTAACGAAAAATGGGATTGAATTAATCGTTCCATACGTTTCTCATGTAGGCATCCATCGTCAACACGTTGGTTCAGGATTTCATATGAATGATTACACTCGACCATGATATGATTCACATCTTTAAATGTGTATCGACAATAATAGGTGTCGGTAATATATAAGAGTTTCTCTTCACCATCGGCAATTAAAAAACCAACATTCGGAACATCATGCTCTAATTCAAATGGTAAGATAGTAAAATTACCAACAGAAAATTGAATCTTAGGCGTTATATAGACCACTTTATGATGTCCGGCAACATAGATAGCCTCAGCCGTGTCTTTTAGCATGTACACGCGATGTCCGAGTTTTAATAAGTCAGGTACGGCCTTGCAATGGTCGCCATGTTGATGAGTCACTAATACACCGCATAGATGCACAAAATTAAATCGACAATAGCGCTGTATGTCTTTAAATGCTAATCCTGCATCTAGTAATAATTCATCCCCATTAGTTGAGGTTTTGATTCGGTAGCAGTTCCCTTTTGAGCTACTACCGAATGCTTGAATACTAATCACAATTAATCACCAAACATATTGACGACTTCGCCTGTTTCAGGATCTACGAATTCATTTGTGGGAGTAGGCTCAATGTCGATTACTTCGCTATTGGCATTGTTCTCTATTGTTTCTGCAACCACATCTGCAGTATCAACAACCTTGCCTTCAACATCGATAATTTCATCCGCAGTCTGTAAGCCCATTGAAATTTCAGGTGCCGTAGTTCGAATCAACCAAGCTGCTGCTCTATAACGTAGCATTTGGTCTGGCATTGTTTTCCATTTAGAGCCTTTTTTATCGTACCAACCTTCTTGTTTTGCTAGTGCGATAGTTACTTCAGGGCCTGCTATAATTTCATCGCTCCCTTTTTCTCGAGTATAAGCGACAATGCCTTGGCTATCGGTTCCTCTTTCTCCAGTTGGTCTATATTTAATAGCTTCAAACCGCCCACATTGATTAAACGTGGCAATTAAAAATTTAGAGGACCAACCAGGATTGCCATATACGATATATAAGTTTTGCATCACCATTAATGGGCTAGCGTTCATTCGCGTTGCCATTTCCAAAGCGATAATAGCGTTCCCCATATTCTGTTCCCCTTGAAATTGTTGCGGAACTAGCGTGGAATGTGTAAACATTTTCGCTTGCCGTTGTAGCAATTCAAACCCCTCTGCAGATTGAAAACCGGGTAGATTAGTATTGCTTCTTGTTACTACTTCATTTGCCATTGTGTGCCTCCTATGCTACGTCTTCACATACAGCGTGAATGTTTAATTTAGTTAAGATACTATGAATTTCTAATCGGCCTTTTTGCGTCCATTTAGTCGTGATTTTTGAATCTAATCGGCCATCACTTCTGCAGAATGTAAAGGTTTCTGATTTGGTAAAACCTTTCGCCATATGTTGCTTGTACAGAATCCATTGATCACCGACCTTACGTTGTAGACCAGCTTCATGCAAAATTTTATTTAACTCTTGAGCACTAAGGCCATAGTCAGCTGCAATTTGAGTAATCGCTAAACAGGATTTACTTGAGAGAATTTTATCCACGTAATCCTTAACCGGTTTAAATTCCGCAATCTGCTGTTCTTGTTGTGCTACAATGGCCTTCGTTGCATTATGTGATTCTACCTCATCCGCATATGCTCTAAGAGCTTCAGGCAATGTCTTTGGAATAGTTAAAGAATATGATCCCGTCTTGCGGAGTTCAGGAAGCACTTCGCTAGTAACCCACCGCTTAAATTGTTTTGCATTCGTAAGCTTAGAGCCAAATACTAAAGCATATACTCCGGATTCATTTATTACAGTCATATTTCGAGCTTGACCTGAGGTGGTGATTCGCCATGTCAGCTTATCCTCCTCATCAACATGTGCTTTTAATGCGTTGACAGTATCTTTATATCCCAACGCTTCAGCAATATCTTTGCCGGCAAAGTAAATGTCATCATCTTTAATCACAGTTCGAATTTCACCAAATTCTGAATTATTAAATACTTTCATTATTTCGTTCATACTTACACCTCCTTAACCACTAATTGTGGTTCTGATTCATCAACAATGAGCTTAATGGTTTGACTATTTACAGGAATAAACTCAGTCACCGCTTCAGCGTTATCAATAAACACCGGAGCGTTTACTTTGAAATAGCTAGTTAGTGCGTTGATAATATCAAGGCCTACATTAATACGTGCAGCGTTATTCATACTGCGATACGGAACCCCTTTATAGGTGGTTTCGCAACATTCCTCAACGTTGCCGTTCAACATAACATTAAACATCTTGAATCGTGCTAGTTTGAATCTCGAGTTAATAATATCTTCCAGCATGTTAACCTTGGCCTTAACGAATTCATCCATCAAATAAGATGCTTCATCGAGCTTTGATTTTTCTGCTGCTAATTCAGCCTGTTGACTTTCTAGCTCTGCTACACGAGTATCAATCCGTTTAGCCTCTTCGTATTTATTCAATTCAGTCTCAAGGTTAATGCGGTGTTCTTTCGTTGCAGCAATACGTTTGTCTATGTCTGCAATTTCTTCAGAGTGATCAGTGTTAGATTCATCGAGTTTCATCTGCAACATAAACTCTTCTGCTTTTAAATCAGCATATATAGAATCATCATCAAGCACTGGTGCTGTTAGCTGTCCAATCTCATCAGTTATTGTTTGTTTGACGAGCTCTTTCGCCTTTATAAGAGCCTCTAGCGTTTCAACAGGCTCTAAGCTGGCATCTCGCTTTTTAATATTCTCAATGTCTTGTTGCTTCAGTTCAATAGATTGATTGATCTCTTCTAATCGCTTAGATTTTCTAAGGTTAAAATTCGTTTCAGCTTTTTCCCGTGCAGCTTGAATTTGCTCTGCAGGAAGTTTTTGTCCGCAGGTTGGACAATTCTCATCGATATCCATTACAAATGCATCCGCATTAACCTGCTGACGTTGATGTATTAGCTCGTTAATAACGCTCTCGATATGTTGAATATCCCTATTGGATGTATCAAGACGATGCTTAGTGTTCTCAACCTTAGAAGATAGATTGTTAAGTTCAGATACAACCATATCGTATTCATTCGACTTTAATGCAGATTGTTTTTTATATTCCATCTGCAGTTCACTTTCACGAGCCATCAATCGACGTTGTACATCTCTAAGCTCCGCTCTAGTATCAACAACCGCATGTCCATTCACTAATAATGCTTTGTCTGCCTCTAGAGTTTCTAGCGTTGTAGTTGCTAAGCTAATCTCCTGAATAAGAACGTCTCGAGGAGTACCAATGGTAGGTTTCCCGCGCAAAGCCTCATCAATTCGAACTGGAATCATATCTAGCTCTTTATTGATGGCGGTTTTCTTAGCAGCTACTACCTTTCGATGATCGTCTACACTATGGCCTGATAAGATATCAGTCAATGCTTTTAGCTCACTATATTCTGCAATAACATCCTCATCTGATATATCTCCGCACATCTCAAGTAATAGCTTTCTGCGGTTCTGCCAGGAATATGTTTCGTTGAAATACAACGGATTAGTAATTAATTTGAAAATATTTTCATCAACTAATGAATTTACAATTTCCTTATATTCCTTTTCTTTTTTAGGAACGCCATCAACAAAGTAGTCTGTCGTATGACCTGTCATAGTGACTTCACCACCACGAGGGGATGAATACTTTTCACGATAGACGCGTTTAAGCTCAACAGTACCACCTTCATCTAATGTAAAGGTTCCTGTTACTTCGTGATTGACTTTATGGATAGGTTCACCACCATCCAATGTTTTGATTTCAAAATCAGCTCTATCCAGGCTATCTTTGCCAAATAGCAACCAACATACGGAGTCAAATACAGTCGTCTTGCCGGTAGCATTATCCCCACGGATAATAACATCACCGTTGAAATTTATAGTAAAGGCTTTCAAGCCTTTAAAATTTAGTAATTCTAATTTTGTGAGTTTCATAGTGATCTCCTATACAACATTAGCGTCCACATCAATGGTATGAGGTTCAATCTTCAAACGATTGGCCCATTTCATCACTGTAGAGTGAATTTTATTGTCTTTTTTTAGTTGTGCATTCGCGAATAACTTCGCTTGCACTAGATGATTAAATTTAGGTTGACCCTTTTTAACCTTATTACCAGTGGCTAACTCTAGGCATGCAATAGGATTCATGTCATCATCCGTGACAACCACAATTGCTGCTTGCCCTTGAATGACACGGTCACGATATGAACCTACACAGTTCTTCAATCGCTTTCCATATGTCATTAAATCAGCTGCAGTCTTTGGCACCATAAAGTGCATCCCATTCATATCTGCTTGTAATTGAGGTTGAGCAGGCAATATTACATCTCCATATTCCTGCTTGTTGAATATGTTGATTACTTCGTCATGGAAGTTCTTCAACTTGAATCGTTTCTTCCATAATGCCTCTTGATATTTGGGCTCGAGTTTTGCATACATATCTACGCAGTCCTCGACATCACGAATGTCCTCACCTAGCAGCCATCGCAATATGCTAGGTTCACCACAGCGTTTAATTAGTTGTTTCCACATATCCCTAGAGTGAGGTGTATTTAGTTTCATCGCCTTACGAAAATCGTTAGCGTTATGAAGCTTGCCTGTATATGGGCAAGAGCTTTCATAGCTTCGTTGTAGTGTAAGAATAGTACGTCTACAATTTTCGTCGTTAAAGAGATTGAGAACATCAGACATATATACGCTTAATGGATCATCAACCATACGCTTCCGCAAGGATCTACTGTTAGGAGCCTTATATGATTGTCTAAGCGCTGCTTGAAAATTCATACCTTTTCTTGTAGCCACTAACACATCATCTTCAAAAGGGATATTTGTATATCGATATAAGCAGTAAGCATTAGTCCAATATACATATTGTTTCATCAAGCTAACAATGCTAGGCATATCAGGTGCCGATAGCTTCAGAATCATATTAAGCAGCATCGTAAAATGGTAGCCGTTTTCTTCCGTAGCACCTGGTGCTACATATACATCCTTTGTTCCATATCCGTAAGTTTTCTTCAATCGTTTTTCAAACATTAGACGTAACGTCTTAAATGTTTTGTTTAAATACTTCCGGTTAAAATCTGTCATGGCGTATGAATCACCAAAGAATTTCAGTACCGGCATAATCTCGTTCTCACGAATATAGTCAACAGTCAATTCATGATGGATTCTAAATCTATCAATAAATGTTGCCTTACGTTTCTTGAAGTCGAATCGCAATGTTTCTGTACACATCCCTAAGTCATTTTTTTTGCCATCAAAGAAAAGCTGTATGCCTTGGTATCTAATTTTTAAATCTAAGAAGTGCTTGTAATTAATAACCTCCACATAAGCGGTCACAGGATATACGTTCTCATCACTAGTTGAATAGTGAATTTTGTGGTCATAAGGATTGGATGATGTTTTGCAATTTGGGCAGGCATAGTATTTGGCCCCAGTAACGTATCCATTATGATATGAATATTTACGCTGCCAGCTGCCTCCAAACGTAAATCCACAATCGATATGGTGTATAGTTGTATATTCCGCACCGTAAGGAGCCTCTAGAATTACACTATCGAACATTTTGTGAATATAGGTACTGGATACAATCTCCACAGTGAATACCCCCTTTAATCACCAAACATAGCGAATAGGTCTTCTGCTTCCTTCGCTTCAACAGGTGCAGGCTCTACTTCTACCACTGGTGCTGGTTCTTCTTTAGACTTAGACTTTTTAGTCGTAGCCTTTACTTTCTTGTTTTTAGTTTCAGCTTCCTCCGCTTTAGGCTCTGCTTTTTGCTTCTTAGTAGGTTCTACAATTTCACAAGCCTTTACAATAGCATTGGACGCTTTCATGACACCTTCTGTATACGCTATACCTGCTTCGTATTCTTCGGCATTAACAGGATCAAGCTCAATTGCTTTATGTAATGTATCCAGCGCCTTTTTACAGATATCAGCTTGAGCTTTAAATTGTTGCTTAGTCATATTATGCCTCCTCTACCATTACTGTTTTTAAATCAGTGATAATGTCATTAGTTAGTACGTCACTAGAAAAACGTTCAGTAACACCATATTTATTAAAGACAGTAATAATCTTTCCTGCACGGCCTTTGTCTTCCCCCATCCAGGCCTTCATTTCTCGGAAAAATGCTTTTTTATCTACCGGTTCAGCAGTTACATCTAATGCTGCATCCTGTTCCGGCGTTTCAATAGTAGCTGGTTCCTCAGTTGGTGTTTCAGCAGGAGCAGGTTCTACAACCGATTCTGTTACTGGCTCAACCTTTTCTTCTTTTTTAATTTTTGTTGGCTTACCTTCGAAATCTGTTACAGGAACATCATCTGCAGGCGCTGGCACTTCATTTTCTAAGATTTCTACCTTACAACCTTCAGCTTCAAGTTGATTTATACCTTCTGCAATCTTTTTACTACTCTTTTGAATTGCTTTCTTGAATGTATCCTCGAGTTTACTTTCTGCTAGTTCAAGACTGGTGCCTGACGTTACTTTAACAATTGGCTTTTCCGACATACATTTGCCTTGGCATTGATGATTTAATCGCTCATTCCAATCTGCTACTTGCACTGCTAGATCGTCCAATGTGTTGAATTTAATAGTTAAGATATTTTGATTTTCCATGATTTAATCTCCTTTAGAATTGAAATATTAATTCTCCATCAACTAGTTGACCTTATCAACTTATCAATAACAGCTCGCTTTTGAGTAATAAAAATGCATCTGCGTTCAATCTGACTCGCCGTCGGTTTAATCACAAATGGTTCGGTCTCCACTGCAGGGGATACACATATTACTCTGTTGTTAATATCAATACCGACCTTGAAATACTCTGGGCCTTTAATTTTCCGATAGGCCATCATTGATAATTTGATATAGCTCTTACATGTAACAATAGCAACTTTCATAGCTCTATCATGTTTACCGTTATGTTTTTCAAAGAAGCTAAAATCAAATGTATTTATAGCTGGTTTTGATTTTTTCTTTGCTACAAGTTCAGGCATAATACCTCCTTTTTAGTAACGACTTAATGTGTTACAATTAACTTGGTTATTTAACTAGAGCTCGTATCTCATTGCCGTGAGTACGGGCTTTTTTACATTTATTTTTAATGTGTTCGTCATGGCATCTCTTACACACCCTAATAGCTTTTCGATTTACTTCATCGAATATATAGCTATAGGTATATGGAATAATCCGTACGCCACATTTTAAACAATTAACACGCTTCATATATCACCTCCTAGAACCAAAAGGGCAACAATACAAACAGAGAAACAAACACCATGCAACTAACCAGCATGAATACAGCCAAAAATAATGCTTGCATTAATGTTTCCATTATTCACCTCCATGTTTAACTACATATAGCAACATGGCGCTCGCCCATAATATCCCTACGGCCATTACTAGATCAGGTATGATGTATCCTTGTACATCTGAACCCTCTAGCAACCCGAACATTATAAGGGACGCTATCATGATAAATTTATTCATCTTTCACTCTCCTATTCTTGCCTGGCATCGTTTCGCTAGCCAGGCATTAAACGAATCTAAATGAATTAAGCGTTTACCACCACGCTGTCCGATTTTCATGGACGGAAAATCAAAGTCTTCCGCCCATTGGCGAATCACTGCAGGTGCTACACTAGCCATCTCCGCAGCTTCATCAACAGTGATACATAGCTTGCTTCTATCCATTGAGCCCTCCTTATCAATATTTCTTTCACTAAAAGGCTACTTA